ACGTGGGACTCACTCAGCACATCACCAGTACAGGTAGATTCTCTGGACGCAATCCCAACATGCAAAACATGCCAAGAGGTGGAACCTTCCCCGTGAAACGTGTCTTCGTGTCAAGGTGGAGTGGCGGTAAGATATGTGAGGCTGACTTTGCCCAGCTTGAGTTTAGAACTGCTGCGTTCCTTGCACAAGATGAAGTTGCTATGGAAGAAATTGCTACAGGGTTTGACGTACACAGTTACACAGCACAGGTTATCACTGATGCAGGTGAACCTACGTCACGCCAAGAAGCCAAGGCCCACACCTTTGCTCCACTCTTCGGAGCTACTGGATACGGTAGAAGCAAGGCTGTTGCTGCATACTACGAACACTTCACAGAGAAATACAAAGGCGTAGCCAAGTGGCACAAGAAGTTAGCTGATGAAGCAATGCGGTTCATGAAGATCACTAATGTGAGTGGCAGACAGTACGCTTTCCCTGATGTGACAAGACGTAGCAACGGTAGTGTGACACACTTCACGATGATCAAGAACTATCCAGTACAAGGTTTTGCTACAGGTGATGTTGTACCTGTTGTGCTATGTGAGATAGAGCGTAGGCTTTGGGATATGCAATCATGTTTAGTTAACTCTGTACACGATTCAGTAGTGATTGACGTACATCCAGACGAGACTAAAGAAGTAATACAAACTATTACGGATATGAACGAAGACTTAAACTCTTTAGTTGAAAAGGCTTACGGTGTTACCATGAATGTGCCTCTATTATTAGAAGCAAAACTTGGTGATAATTGGCTTGACATGTCTGACGTTTAGAGTATAACTAAGCATCTTTTAACTTTACGAAAAGGAAGTAAGTATGAGTACAGAACTATCAATCGCAAACGATCTTGGTATGTCTTTGGCTGAAGCCATTGGTGTAACATCATCAGGTGGTGAGACAAAGAGCGTGTCCCTACCACGGGTTAACCTGATCCATAACGGCATCATGGGTAACATAGAAGTCAATGGCAAAACAGTTAAGACTGAGGTAGTACCTGCAGGTTCTTACAAGATCACGCAAGGTGAAGACAATGTAGTGTACAGCGTCAACCCTAGCATCCGTATCTTTGCTGTACGTCAACAGTGGAGCAAGTGGAACTCTGCTGAAGAGATCATGATGAAGACTGTCATGAGTACAGACCTGAAGGGTGACCTAAAAGATAACATGGGTACGTTCAACCTGGGTAGACCTTCTGGTTACATTGAAGACTGGAACTCTGTGCCTGAGAAGACTAAGGACTTGATCCGTAGCATTAAGCGCAAGAAGATTGTCTTCGGTATGCTGACAGCTAATGATTGCATTGACGAGCAGGGCAATCCTGTTGAGACTATTAGTGAGCCTATGCCGTTTGTGTATGAGGTATCACCGTCAAGCACTAAAGCATTGGACAATGCGCTGGGTTCACTAACACGTAAGAACATCTTACCTATCCAGTACACGTTCAACTTAGGTGCAGAGGAAGGTACATTACCTAACGGTAACACCTATGCTATCATGAAACTTAATGCAGGAGACAAGGTAGACATTACCCCTGAAGATCAGGATACCCTGAAGAACTTCATGGAGTACATCGAATACCAGAACTCTTACATCCTAAGTCAGTGGGACGAGAAGAACAAAGAGACTATCTCTGAAGCTGACGCAGATATTGTGGCTGAGTTTGTCAACGTAGAAGAGGCAGACTAATGAACCACCCTGCTGAACTAGCTGTCTACGATTACCTAGCTCGTGCTAGTAAAGGTGAGACAGACATGGCTGAAGACATCCGTAAGCAAGTAGCTGCTGATGTCGAGGCTGCATTAGAGAAACAGTTCAGCAGCGGTCCACGTGACAAGTTTAAACTACGGATGTCCAACATTGGGCGTCCGACTTGTCAGTTGTGGTTTGAGAAGAATGAACCTGAAGAGAAAGCACCTCTACCCCCACACTTCCTGATGAACATGATCATTGGGGATATTGTAGAGGCTGTCTTCAAAGGACTTCTTCGTGCTGCTGATGTTGACTTCAAAGACAACGATAACGTTACGCTTAAGCTTAGTGATGGTACTGAGATCAATGGCGAGTACGACATGGTTATGGATGGCAAAGTGGATGACGTTAAGTCTGCATCTCCTTGGTCATACAAGAACAAGTTTGCTAGCCTAGAAGCATTAGCACAAGGTGATGGCTTTGGGTATATCCCACAGCTAGTTGGCTACGCTACTGCAGCAGAGCTAGACGTTGGTGGTTGGTGGGTAGTGAACAAAGCTAACGGTGAGTTTAAGTACGTAGATGCATCAGGTGTAGACACTGGTGAGGTACTTGAACGAGTCGAAGCTACTGTGTCACACATCAACGAAGACAAACCGTTTGAGCGTTGCTACGAGGCTATCCCTGAGACTCACTATCGTAAGGCTACAGGTAACCTAAAGCTTGGTTCTGAGTGCGGCTTCTGCTCATTCAAACACAAGTGCTGGCCTAACCTACAGACACTACCTGCTGTTAAGTCTACAGCACAGCAACCGCCTATGGTGGACTATGTGTTAGTACAACCTGAGTACTTAGAGGATGAGCGTGGCGCAGCGTAGACACTTGAAGAGCTATCGCAGTGGCCTAGAGAAAGAGGTTGCTGCGTGGCTCAAAGATAAACAAAAGAAAGTCAGATACGAACAGCTTAAGGTAGAGTGGGAAGACTTAAAGTATAGAACCTACACACCTGACTTCGTGCTTGACAACGGTATCATAATAGAAACGAAAGGCATATTTGATTCAGCAGATAGACGTAAACACCGTGAGGTACAGCGTCAACATCCTGAGTTAGATATACGCTTTGTATTCAGTAATGCTAACGCTAAGCTTTACAAAGGTGCTAAGTCTAGGTATTGTGATTGGTGTGACAAGTACGGCTTTCAATGGGCGCACCGTGTGATACCTGAAGAGTGGTTGAAAGAAGACGGTGAAGAGATCAAAGTCAAACGCATAGAAGTCAAAACAAAAAGGAAAGTATAATGGGACATACATTACGGGACGATGAACTAGCTATCGTCATACGCCCTAACAATTATGAAGATGAGTGGGATGGTGATTGCTCTATAGAGTTAGTTGCATCTCAGGATAGCCCAGTACCTAACGTAGTTATGGCACACATCATGAATGTAGCTACTATGATGTCAGCATTCCTTGATGTAGCAGCAGAACATCCTGATGTGTATGACTTAGTAGAAGAGCATCGTAACTATCTTATGGGTATCGAAGATGAAGAAGAAGAGCTACAAGTTACACGTGAAGGTAACGTATACTCATTGAACACATGGACTAAGACGAAGGGTAACGCATGAAGATAGAACCAACACTAAAGAGTATGCTACTTGAAGATGACATTGATCCAGTAAACAAACCTGTGCATTACAACCAAGCTGGTATTGAATGCATTGAAGCTATCGAAGCTATGACTGAGAACATGTCAGGACATACAGCACCACACGCAGCTAACGTACTAAAGTATCTCTGGCGGCACGAATACAAGAATGGTCTTGAAGATATTGATAAAGCTATCTGGTATCTCAACAGACTACGCAAACGTTACACGGAGTTACATAAATGATAAATGAAGATGACATAGAAGCAATGCGTCCACGTATGCCACACGAGAAAGTAGCAGACTTTATTGTAGCATTCAAAGGTTCACTAGACCCACGCTTGTGGATCAGCTTGATTGATGAAGAGCTAGCAGAGTTTAGGGCTGAGAAGTTTGGCACACACAACCACTTGAAGGAACTATGTGATCTACTATATGTATCGACAGGGCTATCACTTACAGTACCTGAACATATAGGAATGCTAATGCGTGATGATGAACGAGAGAAGTCTCTCAAGCAGCAAGGGCAGGTCAGTCGTGCATTAGAGGAAGGCTTGCAGTACTACGGTGAGGATGTATTCATGGAAGCATTCGCACGTGTGCATGACAGTAACATGTCTAAGCTAGACAGCAATGGCAATCCTATCCTACGTGAAGATGGCAAGGTTATGAAAGGGCCAAACTATAAGAAGCCCGATCTTACTGATTTACTGGAAAAGGCGGCATGAAGTTTGATATTAAAATGACTATAGATATAGATGAAGAAGACAACATACTTCCTATATCAGAAGAGATGTATGAGGAAACTGTGAAGCAGCTTATACAGGATGTTGTATACGATATAGATGCAGAGATTAAACAGATAGAGGTGAAACAAAAATCATGAGCAACTACTTACCGACAGACTACCAATCATTTATTCATAAATCACGTTACGCTAAATACTTTGACGACTACGGACGTGAGTCATGGGATGATACCGTGACACGTTACTCTACTAATGTCATTGGTGACAAAGTAGATGCTGAGACTAAGCATGACCTAGAGCAAGCTATTTTAGGGTTAGAGATCATGCCATCTATGAGAGCTATGATGACTGCTGGCCCAGCGCTAGAGCGTGACAACACAGCAGGGTACAACTGTTCATACCTACCCGTAGATGACCCTAAGAGCTTCGACGAAGCGATGTACATCCTCCTCTGCGGTACTGGAGTCGGCTTCTCTGTTGAACGTCAATACATATCTAAGCTTCCCGAAGTGCCTGTCCTCTATGACAGTGACACTACCGTTGTCGTTAAAGATAGTAAGGAAGGGTGGGCTAAGGCTTTCCGTCAAGTGTTGGCACTCCTATGGGCTGGTGAGATTCCTAAGTGGGATGTCTCTCGTGTACGTCCTGCAGGTGCAAGACTAAAAACCTTTGGCGGTAGAGCATCAGGCCCAGCGCCTTTGGTAGACTTATTTAACTTTGCTATAAAAACATTTACTGAAGCACAAGGACGTGAGTTATCTTCTATAGAATGCCATGATATAATGTGCAAGATAGGAGAGATTGTTGTAGTGGGTGGTGTTCGTCGTAGTGCTATGATATCTTTGTCTAACTTAGGCGATGATTGTCTACGCCATGCTAAGTCGGGCATCTGGTGGGACGAACCAGAGAAGAACATATATCGTTTCGGCTATAGAGCATTAGCTAATAACTCAGTGGCATACACTAAGAAACCTAGCATCGAAACATTTATGAGGGAGTGGCTAGCTCTAGTAGAGAGTAAGTCAGGAGAGCGAGGAGTATTTAACCGTGAAGCATCTAAGAAACAAGCTGCTAAGTATGGCAGACGTGATCCTAATCATGAGTTCGGAACTAACCCGTGTAGTGAAATCATATTGCGGCCTTATCAGTTCTGCAATCTTACGGAAGTTGTGGTACGTGCTACAGACAGTGTGGAAGACTTGGAGCGAAAAGTCAAGTTGGCAACAATTCTGGGAACTATCCAGTCCACCTATACTAAATTCCCGTATCTGCGAAAGGTGTGGCGAGACAATACTGAGGCAGAACGATTGCTTGGAGTGTCGCTAACAGGTATCATGGATAACCCATTGATGACTTCTAAGAACAAAGGATTGGAGAAGACTCTTGAACACTTACGAAATGTCGCAGTTGATACTAATGCTGTTTGGGCTGAACGTCTTGGTATCCCTGTATCTGCTTCTATCACTTGCGTTAAACCATCTGGGACGGTATCACAACTTGTGGACTCTGCTAGTGGCATCCATGCTCGTCATAACCCTTATTACATTCGGACTGTACGGGGAGATAACAAAGACCCTCTTACCCAGTTCATGATTGATCAAGGCATCCCTGCTGAGCCTTGTGTGTTTAAGGGTGATACGACTACAGTGTTTAGCTTCCCACAGAAGTCACCTAACAAAGCTGTAACACGTAATGATATGACAGCTATTGAGCAGCTAGAGACATGGCTTACGTATCAGCGACACTGGTGTGAGCATAAACCATCGGTGACTATCTCAGTACGTGACCATGAATGGCTAGCTGTAGGTGCGTTTGTATACGAACACTTTGACGAGATGTCAGGCGTATCATTCCTACCACACAGTGACCACACTTATCAGCAAGCACCCTACCAGGACTGCACGAAGGAAGAGTATGAAGAGCTACTGAAGCTAATGCCTAAGCGTATTGATTGGTCTAAGCTGAATGAGTACGAACAGGAAGATAACACAGTAGCTATGCAGACGATGGCTTGCTCTGGCGATAGCTGTGAGATTGTAGACCTAGTATGAACCAGTATGTTGTAGTAGGTAGAGCCGACTGTATGTACTGCAGCAAAGCGGTAGGGCTTATAAGAGACAACGGGGGAGTGGTAAGTTACTACTCTCTCAACGATTCAAAGTGGGTACTTGACTTATTCAAGAAAGCTGATATACGTACAGTACCACAGGTTTGGACAATAGGTGGCGACTACATCGGTGGCTACCAAGAACTAGAGAAACATATAGAAGGAGATTAATATGTTCGCAACAGTAGTATCAACGTTTGTAGCCTTTATGGTTACGGTAGGTGTTGTCAAAGATGTAGCAGTACCAGCAGGTGAATATGCTATTGAGAAAGGCACAGATGCTTACGTAGCAGGTAAAGAATTAATTGTTGGCACAGAGGCTGACTAAGACTGTAAGGCTCAGCGTTAAGGCGCTGGGCTTTTCTTTAACGAGGAGAATAGTATGACTGACTGTATATGGTGTGGCGTAGAGCTAAACGAAGATAATTGGTACACATCCAGTAAAAAGAAGAAAGACTATAAATGTAAGTCTTGCATTAAAGGTAAAGAAAATGCTTACAATCAAAGTAAGATTTACATAAACGGTAAATACGTCCCACGTAAAAGTCCTTGGTATAAAATATTAAAACCAGGATTTTATAAAAACATCAACGATGCTATCTTTAAACAGTCTAGCATAAGTGATGTTAAAGAAGGTTACGTATACGTTATAACAAACAAGGCATGGCCTGATTGGGTTAAGATAGGTATGGCTATTGATGCTAATGATAGACTTAATGGTTATCAAACTAGCAGCCCACACCGTGACTACGTACTAGAACACAGTGTATATTCTAATGATAGACGCAAGTCAGAGCAAGAAGCACATACTAAAGCAGCTAAGCTTGCAGAGGAAGCGAATGGAGAATGGTTTAAACTAACTGTAGAACAAGCAATAGAGGTATTAAATAACCTAGATGAACATAGACTTGGAACCGCCGAAGAAGCAAACACGGACACGCCGAAAGACAAACTACAAGAACGCTCAATCCAAGCAGACCTCTGGACTTATACCCAGAACAGAAAGACAGCGTGAGTTTCTTGAACATCTAAAGTCATACAATCAAGTGTTTGTACTTGGACCTGCAGGGACTGGTAAGACCTACGTCACAGCAACCTATGCAGCAGACTTGTACACACTCAAAGAGATTGACAAGATTGTTATCACACGCCCTCACGTAGCTGTAGGTAAGGACATCGGGTTCCTACCTGGTAGCTTAGAAGAGAAGGTTTACCCTTGGGCTTTACCTGTGCTTGACGTGTTAGAGAAACACTGGGGTAAAGGTACACTAGAGACAGCCATCAAGAACAACAATGTAGAGATGGCTCCTCTAGCTTTAATGCGTGGGCGTAGCTTTGACAATGCATTCATTATAGTAGATGAAACGCAGAACATTACTACGCACGAACTTAAGATGTTGTTGACTCGTGTAGGTGAAGGTAGTACAATAGTACTTAATGGTGATATACAACAGTCAGACTTGAAGGAAGGTGATGGTCTGTCTAAAGTAATTCACCTAGCAAAGAAACACATGATACCTGTACCTGTTGTAGAGTTTGGTGTGGATGACATTATACGTAGTGACATCTGTGCACAATGGGTAAAGGTCTTTATGAAGGAAGGTATATGACACTAGAGAAAGAGGCAGAAGCGTTTATCTCTGGGAGACAGAAACAGTTTAGGGCAGGGTTACATGAAGGTGTTAAGAATCTACGACAATACATAGTAGATAACTTACACAGCACAGAAGAGAAACACGAAGCACTGAAGAACTTAATAGAGGTGCAGATGTGGTCAGAACGAAGTGCAGAAATACATGGTATTAAAAAGTAAAGGGGCCGCTTGGCCCCTCTCTTTATTCGTATATATCTTTTAAGTAGTCCACGTAGTCCATAAAGAACTGTAACTCTGAGTACGACATATCCTCTACCGTACCCCTGAAGTTAAACCTATCACGCATTGCATCAAGAGCTTTATTGCGTAACTCTTTGTTACCGTGTGAGCTAGCCTTACGTTTGATAGCTAGCATACGCTTCTCTGGTGCAGCATACTTTTGTAGAGACTTACGTACACGAGTCTTAACGTCTGACAATGTACTCTTCAACATAGCACGTTTACCTGTAAGATCAGCATTGCTAAACTTAGGGTCACGTAGTAGCTTATCAGTTGCACGTTCTAGTACAGGAGCTAGTGTCTCATTAAACACTTTATCGTAGGCTGCAATCTGTGAACGCTCATTGGCTGTCCAAGGTTGCATCTGTGCCATAGAGTACACCTTCTCTGTAGCTGTGCGTCCAGGCTTAACTGTGACACCAAAGATACGAGCCATTGGGTTAGCGTCTTGTATTTTACCTTCACGTGTAGCAACCCGTAGCTCTTCACCAGTAACACTATCAGCTTTATCAGTGAATGCTTCAATGACGTTATCAAAGTATTTAGTAGCAGCCTGAGTGAATATCTCTCCACTACCTTCAGCTTGACGTACATCTTTAGCTACGTCTGTGTCAGTGATAAACCCTGTAAGTTTATTAACTGCATCTAACGGACGTGTGAAGCCAGCGAAGTAGTTACCTGTCATCTTAGATATAGCTTCTAAGCTAGCCTTACTTGCTGTAATGTCTTGGTTAAGGAATGAGTCAACGATACGTGTTAAGTCATTACCAAACTGTACGTCACTAGCTAACTGTCCAACAGCTAACTGCTCTGTAAGCTCTTTAGTTAATTCAGTAGGAACCTCTTCACCTTTTAGGCGTAAGTTACCTACACGTCCTGCAGCTAGCCACAACGAGAATGGATACGTGTTCTTAGCATCAATGATAGTACCACCACCAGCATCAATCTCAAACGTACCTAAGTTCTTCTTCCTACGTTCTTCATCGTAGTGCATAGCCATGCCCCACGCTGTGATACCTACTAAGCTACGTGATGCAGCTTCTACTGTTTCGATGTTACGCTTCTCAGCCTTAGCAATAGCAGACATAACCTCTACTGCACCGCCTACACTCCACTGATATGATGTAGCGATAACGTTATTGAAGAAACGCCCGAAGGGTAGGACTGTACCAAGTAGCGGGATATTAGAGATGCTCTCAGTAAACTTAGCTGCTTGACTTAGGAGTTGATCATCAGTCGTATAGTCTTTGGAGAACACAGACTTGAGTGTTGTATCCAATGCACTGCCAAGAACGCTGTCATCAATAAGGTCAATATCGCCATCGTTAAGCACATCCTTTAAGCTTTTATCTTTCTTCAAGCGTAGATACTTGTCTAGCTCAGTCATAAACATCTGTGACTTAGTGAATGTATCTTGGATACGCACACCAGTAAGACGGTTAGCTGCGTTAGTGACAGTCTCTACTTGTTTGAACCACGGTGCATCAGGGTCAATACCAAAGCGTTTACCTGAACGTTCAACACCACCTGTTACAGACTCGAACAGTACCTTCTCAATGTCTTTATGCTGAGACAGGAACGCCATGTATGCATCATGTGTAGTGTATGGGTCTCTCAGGTTACGCATCTTTTGCGCTTGGATGTTCTTGTACACATTAGCTACACGTAGTGCTTCACGTCCACGCTTAGTAAAGTTACCACCCAGCGCAAGTCCGTATACTAGGTTAGAACCCCCAGTGAATACATCAGCCATAGTTGAACCCATGTAGAACTGAGAGAAACCAACAACGTTCAGTGCTGTAGTAGCAGGTGAAGACACAAGCAATCTACGCCACACTGACTGAGTGTAAGCACCCAACTTCATAGACTTCTTACCTGTAGCTTTAGCAAGCTCTTCTTCCATAGCTTCATTAGCTTGTGGGTTACGTACTAAGTTATCCATTGCACGTTGACCATGTACAACACCAGCATCAATAGTCTTACGTGTCTGTGACATCACGTTACCAAGCTGCATACCGTTACGTACTTTAGAAGCTATAAGATCGCCTAGCTCTTGTGCTACAGTAGTTGTATCACCCAATGTATAACCTACGAGAGGTTGCATACGCTTAGAGATACTCTGTAGTTCATCCTGTGGCATCTGCTTAAGAACGTTAGTCATTACATCTGTAACACGTAGGTTCTTGTTTAGCTTCATGCCATTGTCTTTGAACACTTTAGCTAGACCACCCTTACCATCTGTGCCTAGCATAATATCATGCAGTAGTTCAGCAGGTAGCATAGATGTTTGGAAGAGGTTATCACCACGCTTCCACTTAGATTCCCAGCTATCAAGTGTTTCATTGATGTGCTTGGTTACACGCTTCACTTCTTTCTTAGGTAAAGCAATAAGGGTAGCAGCTTCAATGTCTGACTCTAGCTCAGCATTACGTTTAGCTTTACGTAGCTGTAGCTCTGTGTCTGACAGACCACTAGCACCTTTAAACTTACCACCAATGAGTTGTGCTCCTCCCCCTACAGCACCAAGAAAGGAACTAAAGCCTGTCTGTAATGCGCTGTACTCTTCTTGTGCACCTACGTCTAGCATGACGTTTTGTATCTGGTAGTCGTTAAGCATAGCGAAGGATGCATCTAATGCTGTAGTAGCATACAAAGACTTACGTACACCTTCTCTGCCACGCTCTTCTAGGAACTCTTTCTGTGCTTTCTTCTTAGCGTTAAGCATGTAGTTCTGCTTCTCACGCAATGCTACACGTTCACGTAACTTCTTAGCTGCACTACCCTTAACGCCTTTCTCTGCTAGGCGCTGGGCTACACGTTCTGCAGCTTCTTTAGATGCTTTCTGTGCAGCCTCACGAGTAGCACCAGACTTAATAGCTTTCTGTCCCGCTTCAATAGCGGCACGTTTGACTAGCTCTTTGCCACCCTGTGTGATACCCAGCGCTGCAGCTTTACCTACACCACCTGTAAGCAAACCAAAGTAGTTAGACGGGTCTTTAACAGCGTATTCAATGTAGTCAAGCACACCATCTACTGCACCAAAGAAACCATCATTAACAAACACGTTACCTAACTGATCATACAACTGATAAGCATCACGAGCTATACGCTTGTCATCCTCTGATGCATTACTGATATGGCGTACCTCACCACTGGTACTGATAAGGTTTGTATTGAAGCTACGCATATGATCTACAAAGTCTTCAACTACATCTTCATCAGCTTTATCTTTGTAGTCGATACCTTTACGTGAGATCATGTAGTTACGAATCTTAGACAGGTTGTCTTGCTTATAGAAGTCTTTCTTCTTAAGCTTAGCACCCATGTCTACTACAGTGTCTTCCTCCTCTGCTTCCTTACGTCTACGTACAGAGTACTTATTAAGGAAGTCATTAGCATCACCTACTTTAGGTGTCTCTCCAAGTATTTCATTTGTTTGTTCTTCTGCTGCTTTACCAGCCGAAAGTATTTCTTGGATTGTCTTAGCCATTACTTAGAACCTTCTTGAACTGATACACTAGGAAGCCTTTGTTGAAAGGTAGAGTCTTGTTGTTCTCGTCTGCCCAATCAGCTAGTAGACCAAACAATTCAGCATCGTCAGGTTCACCTTCTACTTTATCTTTCATGTATTCAAAGATGTTATCACCTTCTTCAGTAAGAACCTGTAAGTCTAACTCTGTGATCTGACCTGTGTCAAGACCTTCTTGTAGTGCTTCTTGTGTTATACCGAAGCGATCCATAGTCTTCTCACGGATGCTACGAGTGTCAGGGCGAAGCTTAGGTCTAATAGGTGACATGATACCTTCAGACTCTTGTTCGTCTTCTGGTCCTTGTACTGTAACAGCTTCTTTAGCGTCTTCACCATACATCTTTTGTAGACGTTTAGCTGTCATAGTTTTACTTGGCATATCTTCATCTATATCAAACTCAGAGATAGTAACACCACCTTGTTCTACTGCTAGACGTTGATCAGAGATATACTTAAGGTCTTCACCTTTTACTTTGAACGTACCTAAACCAGAAATTTTTATCTTGTACATTGCGTCAGGGTTAGCGTTACGCTTAAGTTCTACTTGTGCAAAACCTTCCTCTGATGCAAACATGGTACCTGCACCACCCCACGTACTTACAGGTAGACCTGCCTTTTTACGTTGTGTACGGGTCATACCTTCCCACTCTTCACGTGTAATAGATGCAGGGTCTATATTAGCTGCGTCTTCAGGTAGAGGTGCATTCAAGTCACGGCTTATAACACCAGTAGCTACATAGTTAGTAAACTCGTTATGGATAAGCTGTGCCTCTTCTTGACTGAATGTCATATCACCTGCTGTAGCACTCTGTACCACACCATTCTCACCTAGATCAAAGGTTACTTCTACAGTGTTACCCTCTTCATCGTTAAGAATGTCTGGGTGAGACATGGTGATAGTGTTCTCAGTTTTAGTTACAGTACCGCCTGTCTCTTCAATCTTAACTGCTGCAGTCTGATCAACCTCTTCTTTGATAGCAGGGCTTAGTGTTTCACGTAGGTCATTGACATACTCTTCACCCATGTACATAGTCATCATGTCTTCCAAGCCTGTGATAGCTTGTGTGCCATAGTCAGTAATAGCTTGATCAAAGATAGGACCAAAGTTCTCACGATTCTTACGTTGAATTACTTCTAGTGCAGCCTTGCGCTGGGCTTGCTCTTCTTCAATCTGTGTAGTAGGGGAGATGTCTTTTATAATAGCACGGGCTGCAGCATACTCTGAGTCCATCTCTTCTAGTGCTTCAATCTGTGTAATTAAATCAGCTTGTACACTAAGACGTGCTTTGTTATCAAAACGTTTGAAGTCTGTGAATGTAGCAAACGTAGAAGGGATAACAGCTTGGTAGTCACTCAATGCAGCTAGCTCATTAATATCAGCAGCAGTCATGTCTTCATACATAAGACTACTGTCTAGTTTAGCTTTAGTGCGTTTCATTGCAGCGTCACCGCTTACACGATCCCAGAAACCTACTTCAGCTTCTTCGCCTACACCTTTGTTAGGAGTATACAGACCATAAGAACGTTTTACGTACTCGTCTAGCTCCATATCTACAGGAGCAAAGTCTTTAGGCATACGGATAATGCTATCTACATCTGCGCTTGTAAGAGGCTTACCTCCACCTGCTGCAACAGCTTCTTGTACTTTAGTAGATAGTTCTACAATAGCGTTAGGACCAGAGGCAATAGCAGCTTGTATCTGCTCATTACTAACACCATTGTCTCTGAGCATAGTAGCTACACCCATGATCTTATTTACTGTAGCATTACGTTGAGAGATTTTAAGAACGTTACGCTTAGCTAAGTCTTCTTGCTCAGTCTCATACTCACGAGCTTCTTTCTTCTTCTCTTTAATGTTAGCTGCTGCAGTTTCCATAAACCCTTCAGCAAAGGCCATCCAGTCAAAACTCATAATTAAGCCTCCTTAGCCATCAGGCCCATAGGTTCAGCAGACTCGCTTACTTCCATGTCCATCTCTGCGTCTTCTGTTGTTGCTTCTACGTCTTCTGCATTAAGTGTAGTCTGTATCTCTTGTAGCATAGCTGTACCAGGATCGTCTTGCTTTGTACCTGCATCAGCTAAAGCTAACTCTAGTGCAGTCTGTAAGCGTTTCTTCTCACGTTCTTTAAGAGCTTCTTCAGGGCTAGTAATATCATCACGTACTTCAATACCGTAGCTAGTCATAGCAGCTTTAATGAATGCGTGGATAACTGGTGCAATGATAATGCTTACATCTATAGAATGCAAACCATTCATAACACCTGTAGTTAGCAGTGTCTTAACGAATGGTGCAACAGGCATACCGCCACCAAGAACAACAGACAAGTCATCCATTACGTCTTCATCAGCTAGCTTGTTAATGTAATAACGTGTAGCCTCTTCTGGTTCTGCCATCTCTGGTGGGTTCTCCCAAGGCCAGTTCTTAGGTTGATCCGTAAGGGACTGACCTGGTACAGGTGCTTCAAGAAATGATGCCATTTTAATTATACCTTATTTAGTGAATCCTGCGCCAAAGTAGAGTCCTACAATGGCTGATACGATATGTGTGTCTAGTGGAGTTATTACAAAGCCTTTAGCCATCTTCCATTGTATAGCTTCATCTGGTCCAAACAACCAAGCTAACGGACCACCAGTAGCTTCAGTGTATCCTACATATACGCTAACATCAGGATACCATACAGCGACTAGCTTTGGCAAGACAATAATAGAGAATACAGCAGATAAAGCTATGAGCCTACGTGTCCAAGCAAAATGTTTATCTGTCTTACCTGCATCACGTGCATCAGCTACAGCACTACGGTTAAACTCTGCACGTTGCATGAGCATCTCGTTCTGCATCTGACGGGCTTTCATGGACTGACCCCAGATAGACATAACCCCACCTAGCACGGTGGAGAACAACATTGTAATTAACTCTAGGGGTAAGCCGAACATTATGCGTTCCTATTAACTAACACTACTAAGTCCATGTCTGTAGCGTCTTCTGGTATAGTTATATTATTCTCTTGTAACCAACTACGCATAGCTGTCCTACTGTTTGGACCTATAGCACCGTCTACTGTAGTACCTACTGTTTCTTGTGCTTGATATTCGTTACGTAACTCTAGCTTATCTGCCTCGTCATCTAGTCCAGCAGCCCTTAGTGTAGATATAACAGAGTCCCATCTTTCTTCTGCTATCTCTCTATTAGCACCGCTATTTATCATGTTATTTAGTCTTTTAGTAGACATATCTTCTGCAACAGAATCAGTCATTCCTGCGTGTTCTAGAAAAGCAAGAGCAGCAGGTAAAGCATATCTGTTATCGTTAACAAGCTCTGGGTTATTTACAAGGTCTATATCTATGCCTTGTTCTTGTAGAATATTTTGTACTGCTTGGTAATTAGAACGTCCTGTGATCTGTATCAGACCTCTTCCTCTATAAGCAGAACCTCCATCATAACGCCTATCAAAAATAGCCATACCCAAAGCATTAGAAGCTTCACCATCTCTAATACGTTTTTGTTCTTCTTCAGGTAATGAAGCTAATGCCTCATTTACTACAGAGTCATCAAACATTTCATAGGCTCTAGCTAAACGATAACCTGCACCTTCTGTGACAGGTCCGTTATCACCTACTTCTACATCAATAGTACCAGCTAATAACGCTTTCTTTATAGGGTTTCTTATTGTTTTATCTACAGCTTGGTTTAATTGTTCATTAGAGTATCTGTCTGTATCGTCAGTTATTTTGTAGCTTCTAGATATATTTACTTCACTACCTCTGTCAGATAAAGCAGACCTTTCTGTAGAAGAAAGAGTAGGACTCATCAACCCTTTCCCATCGGTAGGCTGCACCCCGTCAACATCAAGCTCACCTGTATCAATAGTACCAGGATCAATATCTTCTGCCAGTTCATACAGAGGTTCTTCATTAGTTAGTTTACCTTCTTCTGTGTCTGTAACATCTTTAAGACCACCACCTAGAGGTTGACCAAACTCTGTTGTAGCTACTTCACGTAAGTTCTTAGCTTGTGCATCCGTCATCTCTTCACGTGTATCTACATCTATTTCATCGAAGTAGTCTAGCGAAGGTGTCTCTGTATCTTCAACCATAAGTCTATCTAGTGCATCAAACTCACGTAGGACTTCTTCTTTAGTACGATCCTTGTCAATCTCTTTAGCTGTAAGAACACGATCAGCGTCTTCTGCTTTATCAAAGTAAGACATGATAGCTTCGTACATACTTTCGTAGAAACCTTTATCCATAGGCTCTTGTTCATCAGCAGGTTTAGCACCAATACCTGTAGGTACAGCACCTTCTTGGGATACTTCTCTTAGTTTCTCTTTAGCTGTATTTCCCAAGCTAAACATATCATAGTTAAAATCTGCCATGTTTTATTATCCTGTTATGATAGCGCCAATGATAGTACCTGCAGCTTTAGCAAACCCAGCGCTCTTAGTACCTTCAGCAGCTTCCTTTGTAGCCTCTGTTCTTAGCTGTTCAACAGCGATACTTGTAGCACGATCAGCGTTGTTGTTAGCTGTCTGGAATGCAAAGCTCATGATGTCACGCTCACGCTGCCATATCTGTTCCATGTTAACTTGTGTAAGTCCGTTGATGGTACGAGCAAAGGTAGCGTTGCTTTCATTGAGTGCAGCAGTATTCATAGTAGCAATGTTCTGCCGCCACTGTGCGTTAGCTTGTGCAACTACAAGACCATTCTGTGCGTTGAACAAGTCACGCTGTTGCTGTAGCTCTGAGTTAAACTCACGTAGAGCGTTAACACTATTCACGTTAAACTGATCCATAGCGTTCTGCTGTGTAGCGTTGAACTGCGATACTTGTGATGTAAGTGATGCAAAGAACTGGTTAGTCTGGTTCTCACTTGTAGCGTTAAACTGTGCAGCAGCATTCTCAGCAGCTTGATCAGTAAGTAGAGCTTGAATGTTTTGCTGTGACTTAAACATAGCAGTCTGTTGTTCATTAGACAAGTTAGTCAAGTCCATCTGCAAGAAGCTTTGAGCATTCTGTACAGCAGCCTGTTGTCTATTGTTCAGGTTAGCCATGTCTAGTTGTGACAATGCAGCAGCCTCTGACATAACCATAGCTTGACGGTTAGTCAGGTTAGTTAAGTTCATTGTGTTAGCTGCACGGCTATTCTCTAGTGCAATCTGTTGCTCAGCATTGAAGTTCAAGTTAGCTATATCAGCGATACGTGATGCATTAGCTACACGAGCTTGGAATGCTTGATCAAACTCTTGACCTAAGAATGTAGCACGTTGTTGAGCAGCTAGCATTGCACGTTGCTGACGGTTAGACAGGTTCTGTGCTTCAAACTGTGCCATAGTCTGAGCATCCATCTGAGCGATAGGTAGCGCAGCTTCCATAGCAGCTTGTACTACAGCCTGACCTGCTAGGCTAGACGCACCTAAACCACGAGCAGCTAGTGTCTGCATGGCTGTACGCATAGACCCAGCAGCCCAAGCAGGTGTCTCCCCACCCTCGAAGTCAGCCATAAGTGTTTCTAACTGACCTGCAACTGTAGCTTTATTAGATGGTGTAGCTGTAGCAGCCTGTACTTGTTCAGTAAACGCAGCAGCTTTCTCTGCATTAGCTGCACCAGAGATGATCTCACCTTCTTGTATCTCACGCTGTACTGGGTTATCCATGAGGATAGCGTTACCCTGTGCAGCATCAATACCTGAGATAGATGTACCTACTTGTTGTGCAGCCTCTATTTGTGCAGGTTGTGATACAACACCTGTAGCAGCTTGTAGAGCGTCTGTCTGAGCTTGTACAGCAGGAGCAGCAGCACCTGTAGTCATCGTAGATGCAGGGGCAGTCATAGGCATACCAGCTTGTGCAGTAGACGGTACTGTAGCAGCTTGTGCGAAAGGAGCTAGTGGGTAAGCTTGACCTGCTTGCCCTGACACAAAGTCTGCAGCATCAGGTACCATCATCTGTACGTTAGACTGTACAGGTTGCATTGTCTGTTGGATAGCACCACGTTGCATTGCAGCTAGTTGTTGCTGGTACTGATCGCCCATACCTGACACATTAGATAGCTGACCTGCAGCATCAACGAATGTACCACCTTGAGCAAACACAGTACCTTTCTGTGTCATCTTGTTACGTAGTGCTGTACGGTATTTACCCATCTTAGCTGCAGCAGCAGGGTTAGCTTCTAAGAACTTTTCTAAGTCTCCACCCTTGAAGCCAAGGAACTTAGATGCCATAGTCTTCTCAGCTTCTACTAGACCACCTTCGTTGTAACCATTGATGTAAGCACCCTTAGCAGCAGATGTAACTTTCTGGAAGCCTGGAGGTACAACACCAATAGGGCTACCGTTGATCTCAGTCATACGGATAACCTGCTGTGTGTTTGGATTCTGGTATGCTACTTGTTCTACACCACCTACACCCTGTGATGGCTGTGTAAGGTTAGCCATGTTTGTACCAGTGTAGTCTGTCTTAGTTGTAATAGTTTGTGGTACAGCAGATAGACCTGCAGTCTGTGTAGGTAAGTTAAACGTACCAGAGACAGCAGCTTGTGGGTATGTACCTGTAGCAGGACCAGCTAGTTGAGGCTGTGCAGTTTGATATGTTTGTGTTACTTGCTGTGGATCATACGTAACAGGAGCAGATGCTGATGTCTGGAATGTCTGAGTCATGTTAGGCTGTACTGCTGATCCAGAATAGTCTACATAAGAACTAGTATTAGGTTGTACACTCAAGCCTGATGTATCAGCAGGTTTCTGTATGATCTTATTATCTAAACCTTTAAGGTTAAGGAAGTCATAGTCAT